TAACTATAACACCTTTAGAGTTAATTGTCAAGACCAATTATCACGATTTAAGAATGATTTTAAAATTGTTGTAGTAGGGCTTCCTTTTAATGTTTTTTCTATTCCACCGAAACCTAAATTAGCATTTACCTCTATACAATAAGGATTTATTTTCTCTCTATCTTTTGACGGTATCAAATCCACACCAACTAATTTACCCTTTACCAGTTCAGCAATTCTTATTGATTCAGATTTCTCCAACTCTGTGAGTTCCATTTTCTCAGCATCAGCACCCAAGGAAACATTGCTCCGTACATCACCCGTTATAACTTTACGTTTCATAGCACCAATAATTTCACCATTACAAACAACCACTCTGATATCATAATCGGTTTCAATATATTCTTGAATAATGATAGGAAGATATTTGTTATAAAGTAATATCATTTGTACCATAGCATGTAATGACCTCATACTCTCTATAACAACAACTCCCACACCTGTTTGAGTACCAGTTGATGATTTTAATATGATAGGAAACTTAGTATTAAGTTCCTTGAAAGCTCTCTCTGAATCTTCTGAATGTGCTATTTGGGCAGTCTTAGGAGTTGCAACATTGTTATTTGTAAACATTATATAACTAAGATATTTACTAGTGCAAATATCATAACATTCTAATGACGGTATAATTGTGAAACCATCATATTCAAATTGTTTAATCATATCATACCAAGCACGACTACTTGTAAATCCTAAAGTGCCTAAACCTCTTGGAAAAATAAGAGTATCTTCTGGATTACATTCATATGGTTTTTGATATTCTACTTTCCCTTCTTTTGGGTCTGGTAGTTGAATTAATCCCTCATCATCAAAAGGAAAGGAATATAGAAGTCGTTTACCAGAAACTTTTTTAGAATATGCACCAACAAAGTCTGCTTGAAAAACATCAAGACCTAATTTATTACCAAAATCAATTAACAAAGCTGTGCCACTTGAATCTGGATCATCTTTTGTATCTCTTACACCAGCAAGTTGATGACCAAGAACAACTATTTTATATGGTTCATCCTTTTCTTCAGTGATGAAAGACTTGAACTTTTCCATTAGGATTCTTTCTTCTTACCTATGTTATATTTTGTTTCTAATGTCCACTCATTCTTTTCACTAAACGAAAGCACTTTAATCTGGCTTAACGGAGCAACATCTTTTACCTCTCCAATTATATTAATCAAGCCCCAATCTCCCAATAAATTTGCAATCGTATTTCGTCGTGCAATATCATTTTCAGACAAATTAGTTTTCTTTCCATCTAGAGCAAATAACTCTTTAAAATGTACAATATAGTATCGTCCTTGCTTATGTAATATATGGCAAGACTGATATAGTTTTCTTTCTTTTCGGGATGCAACACCAATACGAGATAAAGTCTCTCGTACTTTCAAAAAATCATCAGGCTCTTTTAGCCCAATTTCTAGCATTTGCTCCTGCGTCCAATTAATTTCTTCCATCTCTTCCACCTTTATTTAATTTTCTTTTTATGGCAGAAATTTGTTCATCATTTAGTATATCAAGAGCGACCTTTGCCTTCTCATTATTGTATCCATAAAACTCTTTAACATACTCTAGATTTTTTAATTTCTTCGCCTTCAGCCAAGGAGTATACCTTTTTCTTGGTCGTAAACTATTTATCAAAAAATCAAATTGGAGTTTCTTATCTAGATGATGTAGTTGATTGATTTCATTCAACAACATAACGGTATCTGGAAACGGAGCAACACACTTATTTACTATAAATGGTGGATATTTCTTTTCCCATTGCTCATCCTCTGTATCCATGAGAGGCTCTTTTGTATAATTTATTGCATTAAGATAATCCTTCAGTTCATACATTAGTCAATAAACCCTTCACCCTTTGTCCAATGATGAAATCTGTGGCGAAGCACAATCCACAACAAAGAGGTTAGGCTGTTTGTTTTATACGTTCCGTTCTTAACCTTTAATTCATACATTATACTTTATACTTTCCGTCCTTAACCTATAATTCAATCATGATTAATTATATCTATGTTGCAAGACATTGTGCGCCTTTCACCTTCACCAAAAAATGGTGCGACCTGATGAAGCAACCAAATTGGAAATATAACAACCTTTCCTACTTCTGGATGAACATATGCAAAGGAAGGATGCTTAAATCTAGGAATATCATACATGCTGTCTCCACCCCAAACAAATTGAGTTAGACCATCTGTACTACCAGAATTACCTTGCTGTACGCCTACTTCACCCTCTTTCATATTATCTGCAACATCAGATATTTGTGATGGAAGTTTTAGAAACGCAATCATGGATACGCCTCTTCCACTGACAGTTCCATGCTCATGCAAAGGATTATAATCTCCAGCATAACTATGTACCGACCACATTTTTTTAACAACATATTCTTCTTTGGGCCCAATAATTTCTTTAATACGATCAGACATTGGATGTTCAGCAGCATATTCTTTAGCACACATAATAAAAAACTTACTCAACTGTTTAGGTATGGTATCGTTTAAATCAAATTCTAGTTGATTTGATTTTTCATTTTGTTTTATTTGCCCTACTAGTTGAGATGATAAATCCGGCAATCGATCAGTGTTATCATCAATATACTTATTAATAATATCCACCTCATCTAAAGATATACCAGAGAACCCCAATTTCAATTGTGGTATAGTTTCAAACTGAACTATTTTATTCTCTGTCAATTTTCATTCTCCTATTCAAATTTTATTTTATAATTTCCTTGCTCAATAGCATTCTTATAAAAGTCAACTGTTTCTTTAGCTTTATCAACTACATTACATTTAAAAACAACGCAAGCTCTCAACTGATAACATTCTCTAGATACTGGCATGGCTTTATGAGTAAGATTAGCTGTAAACACAACTAATCTATTTCCAACACAAGGAACAAGAGTTTCATCAATTAAAGTCCCACCACCCCATTCCTTTTTCCAATCCATTCGAGGATAATATATCATTGTGAAATCACCATCATCTATATGAAGATGTGGCTCTATTCCATGCGTATGAGCATTGCAATAAATTCTTTCATAATCTACAACATCATATTTAAATTTGAAATCAAATTTATTCACAAACAAATCAAACAAACTATGGGCCCATTCGTAACCAAAATTTGTACATTCCTCTTTGTTATGACCACACAAAACATGCCAATGTCTATTAGGTTGAGTTTGTTCTGAAAGATAATCGTATTTCCATGATAACTTTTTAACTTCATCATCAATCAATATAGCATTGTGTTCTTCTAAAACATCATCATATACATCAATCATGAAACATACTCTTTTTGGTATAAGGTTGAACCACCTTTTTTATTTCTTCTGCACTAGGTAATGGCAAATCTTTATGAGGAATTCTTTCAAGATTGCCACCAACCAACATTCTATCTTCTTCAATTGTAGAAGGTGGTACTTCATGTTTAATCCAAGCAGGAAAGATAACCAAATCTCCTACCTCTGGAAATACATAATAATTTCCTTCTTTACCTTCTGGAAAAACTAAAGGCATTGAACCTCCTGGCACTTTTACATAGTATCCCCATGACCAGATATTTGGCCAATGTGCATGTGCAACCGCAAAATCATTCTTATTATATAAAACACCCCAACAATCCGAAGCTCTACATTTGATAGGAGTTGATCCCATTTTTTCAGCATATGGAATTACGATATCACATAATTTATTAAAACTAGGATGCTGATGATGCATGTTTAGATTTGTAATGTCGGCCTGAACAACAGTCAGTCGCCTTTTCCACTCATCTCCTGTTGTACGAATAATACTTTCCAAGTTAGAATGTAAATTTTGACCAACCTCATCAAATATGGTTTTAATAAAAATGGGCCGAGTTACAAGTATGTCATAGTTTTTTATTTCATCTCTGGCCAGAGGAATTTTGTCTGTCATTTGAATTTCGCCCTTGCCATAATTTCTGTGAAACAAGCCATCAGGTTTATTTCTTGATCTGCAACAAACGCCGCTTTATATTGATACTCCCCCAAAACAACA